GGTCCTCAGAGATCTAAGGGGCTGGCAATGAAAATCAAAGGGTACATCATCGTGCGAGATGACCTGGTCCTGCGATTGGGGCCAAACGCTAAAGTCGAGGTAACGGCGTTGAGAGCGTACGATATCGCCGATACCACTCATCCGGTATACGACATGAGGGGATTCTGAACCATGGCACAATTACCGCCTGACGGAACATGGCTGATGCAAATGGTGGATAACGACATCATCCTGTTTCACCGTCATACAGAGGAGGAGATTCTACGGGTGAATTGCCAAGATAGGGATGCGATCGGCAAAGCCCAGTTGGTGATTCATGAGAGCGATAGGTTGACTCCCGAACAGAAGTGCTTTGCGCATTTCTGGTGTGGCTATTTCTACGGAGCCACGACATAGACATGCACAGGGATGCGCGTGTACACGTTGAGAAGGTTCAATGTGTACACGCGCATTCGCATGTGTGTATAACTTTCCCAAGATCTCCAAATGGATGGAAGGAAACAAGTTGGATCTTCGTATTTTCCGGCGCCACGGTGAACGAGCCCGGTATGTCGCCTCACGCTATCCTGTCGGTGCACAAGTAAAAAAGGGTACCGAGTGTGGCACCGTGCTTCGTCACGGAACACATGACAACGGTGTAGGCGGTATCCTACTCATTCATTGGGACGACAATACCGTGACCATCGAAACAGCTCTAACCATTACAGCGAGATAGGGGAACAAGAATGGATCTCTATTGCCCATACTGTGACACGAATGTGAGTTTATATACCTGTGTCACGGACAGGGGAGCAACACCGCAAGATGGTGACGCCATGCTGTGTTGGAATTGCCGAGTCGTCTCCGTAATGGACAACGGTGACCTAAGAAAAGCAACCATAAAGGAAAGAGAAACAATGGCGCCAACCGTTGCCATTGTCACCATGCAACTAGCCATGAAAGGAATGTAAAATGAGAGAACGGCTCGACTGCCTTGAGCCCACTCGGTTTAAGCCGCTAGCAGTCGAGCCGTTCCCTTTGGCTGGAGTATGTCCTTAAGTGAGAATCCTGGACACGGCGCACAAAGATTCCCACTTTACTCCAACCGTTCCCGATTCAAGTTAGGAGAGCGTAGAACCCGGGATGCATGTGGGGACATCCGTTCCGGCTCAATCCTTTTCTCAAACCGAGAGTAGCGGGAACGGGATTCGAACCCGTGACCTACGGGGTATGAGCCCGTCGCGCTAACCGAACTGCGCCATCCCGCGATGTGCTCCGAATGGATTTCGACCGTACCATTCGGAGCTTTACCTAAGTGATGCAATGCAAGCGCATTGGGTCGACATCAACTAACGACCGGGGTAACTTGTGCCCCTTACGGGACTATCCGTGCCCTGTCATTGGCTACGAAGCCGAGTCTACCGGGTCAGACGAGCCCATGCAACAGCCGAGACGGCCCGCCTCACGCAACGTGTACACGCCTCAGGATAGAATGACTTCTGCATCAATGGTCGCATTCTTGTTCAGCCATTCAGCCGATGTCCCGTGACCGGAAAGAATGTAACCGGTCGCAGGGATAGTAATATTCCCGATGCCTTTTACAACACCATTGGCAGGAATTATGTTGTCAATGACCTGCACTTCTGTCCCGTATTTATTGGTGCGAGTTGATGTGCCATACTTCGGCGTGTACACGATAAGGTCATTCGGACCACGCCCACCATTGGGATAAACACCGGGCCGATCAACCGCGTTAACCGTACGAGACTGTTGCCCAATGGTCACCATGGTGACTTTTGAAAAATCCAATTCGAAGACAAGAGGAATTTGCACATACTCACTTGTATCAGTGAGAACGGTCACGGTTCCTGGTCCATCGCCAAGCTGCAAGGTTACATATAACGTAACAATGCCTTGTGGTTTTGCTGGTAACCCGGAAACAACTGCCGACTTGATAATAGTAGTCATTTACTTCTCAGCACCCTCCTGCGCTACCCAACCAAGTTGCACGGGTGGATAGATCGGTGCGCCAGGCTTGCCCAGGAACCAACCCAGCCATGGCCAGCGCTTTTCAAGCCGACGAAACACCAGGTACCACAAGGAACCAATCATGGTGCTTGCTCCTGTGACAAGGGCGAGGACCAGCCACGTCAACTGATCAGTAGTGAGACCGACTTCCTGGACAATAGTAAAACTGACCAGCCATCCGACCAGATAAGACGTAATGGTCCGAACGATCGATGCGCCCATCTTGATAATCCTTTCACTATCGGAGCGAATAAGCAATACTAATAACGGTTGCCGCTAACCCGATTGCACCGATCAGGTAACCCCATCCCGCGTTAAGTCCTGACGAACGACCCTCACCCCGATCCATCCGAGTTGTCAAAGCGATTATCTTATCACTTAATGCTTCTACGCTATTCTGGATTAATGCTTGAATTGAGTCAATCTGTTTTGCCGTCGAGATTTCCGATTTAGCTATCGCTAACTCACTTGCCTCTTTCTGCTGAATCCTACGGAGGTCACGTTCTGCCAGTCTAATGTCAATTGCCCTGAATTGCTCTGTTGCTTTATCTATATGGGCCTGCAAGGCTAACAACTGTTCCTGTGCCATTTCCTTTTGGCAACTAGAAACTAACTGAAATTGTATATCAACCCTATCGACAAGGGCTTGAATTTTACATTCTAGTATTTCTCTGACTAAATCAAATGACGGGCTTTCAGTAGGTTCCATTTTCTATCCCTCCTAAGCCCGTCTTTTATTAACGAGTCACTTCCCTAAGCCACGCGGCATCCCATGTGTCTTTACCAATTAAACCGTCAACCGTCAATCCCATTTCCTCTTGGAACTGCATAACAATTGCTCGTGTAAAATATCCATACAATCCATCCGACTTTATCTGCCACCCACGCTCTGCCATTCTATTCTGCCATAAACGTAAGTCAGCAGAATGCCTATGAAATCCGCTAACCGATTCATTCGGACCGGACTCTGGACCGAAATACTCACCTGTATCCAACGGATACAGTGGAAAGTCTGACACAGAAGTCCGGCCAGCGCCACGGCTGGACGGGCCGCCTTTCTCCCCCACTCTACGTGCGGCAGTAGGCCATACGACTTCATGGAGTTGAGCGATTCTTGCATCTCCCGGACAAACATGTCCGTTCGGATTCCACTCGTTAAACTGAGCGTGCCAACCCCACCCATTGCCGTTCCACGTATCAACGATCTTTCCCGGGTTTCCTGTTGCTTGAGACCACCACACATGCAATCTGATCAGTGCTTCTAATTGCTTTTCCGACCACAGAGTTGAAGGCTTACCACCATCCGAGGTCTCAATAGATGTCGCATAAGTATTACCTCTATACTGTGCATCAGCCTGTCGATCCAATGCCTGCCATTGCCAAAGGACACCATCTAAATCTTTGCCATCAGCCGGACCACCGAGACCAAAATGCGACTCGGTTCCATTGAATCCATTCTGCCTGAACATTGTTTCTGTGCCACGCAAGTAACCAACCATGGTATGCGTGATTAATATACGCGGGACGATTTTAGGTTCATTCTGGCGCGCCGATAGCGGACGCCACAAGGCCAGTGGACAACGAACGCTATCAATCTTGGCCTTCATGCTGTCCGCTCCTAAAGGTAACATTGCGGAATAACTGTTGTAACTGGATAACTGACCAGAGGACTACCGCTGTTCCTCCAAGCTTTCCACTGGAATGTTGTCGTACCGGACGGCAATTCAACCACAATAGTTCCCATCCGTTGAATGGCAACCGACCCAATGTTACCTACATAAATGGTCCGTCCCCAACCCGCAGATGGTGGAGGAATTGTCAGAGTAAAAGCGCCAGTTGATGTTACTCCTGCCTGGACTACAGCACCATTAGAGGCAATCCAACAGGAGTAAATAATCTGGCATCTCATGCTACGCGAGGGATGTGGATTAGTAATGACAGCATTAGCAGTAAAACTAGGCAGCACATCTGCCGAAGCAGCCGAAATGACATTCTGCCCATCACCGTAGCTTTCCACCGTGGCAGGCAGATTGACACCTTTTCCCTTATGCTCAAGCCACTGAGTACCGGTATAAAATGTCAGAATATTAATATCATCCAGCCAAGCAACTTGACCCTCTACCGGTTGAGTGATAAACGAATCACGCTGACCAGCATTTGTAAATCTATCAATGGAATGAGAACCAATCGAATCCACTAGCGCCAAGGTATCATTGGGTACATCAACCTGTGCATCGGAGAGCGGGTAAACGAATCCATACCTATTAGTAGCCATCTAGATATACCTTAACGGCGTTACAGTAATACTCGGATAATTAACCTGATTTACCCCGGACGTGTTATCACGGCGAGCCTGCCAGGAAAAGTTTGCAGTACTCACCCGAGTTACCAATGCTGAAAAGGTTGCTGAACATTGGACAGTTGCGCCACCAACGTTACCCAAGTAAAGCACATTTCCCCATGGCAATTGTGTAGACCACCAGCCATCAGTACTGATGATTTGTGCTCGCACCGCTTGACCGGTCGTCACCAACCAGGCTGAATAGTCCACCCTAACCTCCAGTTCATAGTGAGGATTAGAATTAGTCATCGAAACATTCGGACTATTAGGCATAGCAGCCCACGTACTGGTTTGCGAGATCTCGTTGCCATTATTGTCATATTGATTAGTCTGTGGTGATGGCAACGCATAACCATATGATTCGATGAACCATGCCGAACCGTTATATCTAGTCATGATATTAGTATCACGTAGCCAAGCTGTCATGCCCTCCGTTGGTGCAGGTATTCTTGCATCCCTATCCGCTACGGAGTCATACATCTGAATCACGTAAGGACCAATCGAGTCAGCCAGCCTACGCAAATCACCAGGAATATCCAACTGGTCATCAATCGCAGGTAACTGAAATCCGTAAGCATTAAATGTTGGCATGCTATCCATTCCTCACAAATGTACCAATGTTACGAACGAACGGCCATGACGGATTAGAACGTGAATCACGGTAATGCTCCCACAGGAACGCGCCACGGAGCGTGGGATTGTTCGCCTTAGCCGTCTGATACGCGGATAGCGCAACATTCAACGGAGATGCGTTAGGATATGACTCAGAGTTTACCCTCAACATAAATCCAAGGATAATCTTGCTCGTGCTTAATCCACCCGCATTCAAGAAATTAATCTTATCTTGCGCAACTCCAGTCAGACGACTGTCGCCAGCCTCTGGGAAGTCATAAAGCATGGGACAATAGTAATCACAGTTATTTCCAGCCAACCCTGCTGCTGTACGCCAGTTATCACCAAGGATTCCGTACAGTCCCATTGTCATACCAACAATGAACTGAGAACCGAAGTACCCCTTTAACTGTCCACAGAAGGTTGCCATCTCCGTAGGCGTCCAGTCGTTCGATGCTTCCATATCGAAATCGACACCATTGAATCCGTACGTACTCACCATGAATTGAATAGACGCTAACATCTGCGATCTATGAGTTGAGTTCTGTAGTAATGTCTTTCCGTTATTTGTCGCTCCACCAATCGAAACTGCAACGCTAATTCCCCGAGCCTTGAGAGCTTCAATGTCAGCCTTCAGCGCAGCGTCAGAACCATAACCACCGTAACCTGAGAAACTTACACTACCCGTTCCTATACTGCTAGATTCAGCGAATGCTCCCATGACGTAATTCAAGGTTCCCAATACGTCACTTGGGAACGCTCCTAAAATGGGACCTTCCCACTTGTTATACCAGATACCCGCTGCTCTTGCTGGGAATCCTGTCGTTGTCGGTGGTGGAGGAGGAGGAGGTGGTGGTGTCACGGAACCCACCGACCTGGCAATAGTTCTAAAAACCTCACTGTTCAACGGCTGATGAATAGTGATTCCGCTACTACCAGCGAACAAGATGTAGTCCGATGTATATCCTTCATTCAGACCAATATTAAAGTAGACAGCATATATTACTTGACCGGCACCAGTGCCAGCCTTGGATTGACAATAAGTGAGCATTTGCTGTAACCAATAAGGATCATCTCCACCTCCACCACCCTCCCCATTGTTTAATCCTGGATTGCCAAATTCGGGGAATGCGATAGGAACACCGTGAGATAGTGCCTTCTGACGCCACGTCTCGATACCTGCCGGACGACCACCAGCTTCCGTAAGATTTATCTTGGTTGTCCATCCCGCAGCATCTGTAACATGCGGCCAGGCATTATAGGTGTCAACACCCAACACATCCGGTGGCGTTGCTGATGGCCAAATTGCATCAGTATCACATCCGGTAGTAGTGCCGTCATTATACACGAGGACAGTCTTAATTCCTGGAATTGTCGCCTTTAGAATATTCTGGAATCTTCCATAGGCAGTTCTAAAGTTAGCCTCTTCACCAGGCTGAACATTCCAATCAGACCAACCGCCATTCATCTCTCGCGCAAAGTTGACAAACCAATATCGGGGATCACGCGCTCCTAGAGTAACGGTTCCGTCTCCCTGCGCCGAAACCCGTCCGGCCGTAGTCGACAGAATGAGTACCCAGTCCGAGCCGTTATCAGAGTTGTTCCCAGGGGGAGTGAATACCTGGGTGCCGAAATTGTTAACATTCACGGACGACACGGAGTTACCATTCGCCACGTCAAAGAACTGCGCTGTACCCGAAGCCGAAAGTTGCGACAAGGCTACGGTAACATTTCCACCCGAAGGCAGATAGACCGCGATAACCGAGCCGTCCGAGGCTCTTCCCACGGCTCTATAATCCGTACTGCCATAGGTCCCGCGCGACGATGTCACGACCGATGAACCCCAGTCAGGAACGAGCCGTTCCCAGTGGAATTGCGTCAGAATCTTTCCAATGTTACCGGTGTGCAATCCGGTCTTGTCTGCGGCACCTACCCAATCATATTGACCGCTGCCTCCGATATTCCATGTGCCATATCGCGTTCCACCGTAGACAACACCCATGGAACCGCCGAGCATCGACCACCACCCATTTTGGCGATTCCGCTGTACCGACGTGGTATTACCCATGGCCGTATCGGGATAGTACGGCGGTTCGGAATTCAGGAACGGTTTGGTAGGCGACGTAAGGTCATATCCCGTCCGGGCCAATTCATAACACATCGGCGAATTATTGTCGTTGTGCTGAATCGAATTCCAGTCAAGCCACGACTGAGTGCGTAGATTGTAATTGTCCCAGCGCGGGTGATACGTGATCAGATGATTGGCATCCGCTGCATTTAGCGCCGAAGCAATGGCATCAATCTGCGGCGAAATCTGCTCATACTGCTCATCACCTCCGAGCGCCCACATGATATGCCCGCGATTTCGATAGCGATTCCCGAGCCACGTTCCATACGTAGACATAGATCCGGTGCTCGGTGCACTGCCACCCGCCCATCCGCCATTGTCAGCCATCCATAGCGGCCAAAGAACGATGAGCATACCTCGACTATTCGCGTAGTCGAGAATCTGATCCACGTCCGACCAGTAAGCGGCATTAGGCTGTGTGAGATCGGCACCATTGAACGGGGAGCCCTTGTCACCGGCCTGATCCCTGCCCCACACCGTGAGACTACACTGTAAAGCGCTGAATCCTTGCGCAGCCTTGATATCGATGTACCGTTTAGCATCCGTTACGGTCAATCGAGAGACCGAGACCCATGCGGTATCGGCACTGTAAAAGAATGGATTGTTATTCTGATCTACAAGATAATGCCCATTGGTTGCTACCTTGAGAGGCCACGCCACTCCACCCGTTGGGCCCGGAATCGTAGAAGGTCCTAGATTTGATTTCAGTTGATTGGCGATAGCCTGCCAACGTGAATCATAAGTGCCAGCAGCAGCATTAGCCCACGTTTCACCTTGCGACTTGAATATAGCACCAACGGCAATATCCAACGCCCTTGTCCAACTACCATATTCGCCACCCGGCCGGGTGCTCCACTGCTCCACCTGGGAGCCGGGAACATCACCCCACGTGCCAGCAATCTGCAAAGGTCCATTCACTAACCATGCGTCCATCTCACCGTTGGCAACAGCGATCCCGGATGCTCCCATCATGAATGCACCGGGAACAGTCCCACCTCCACCTCCACCCGTGCCAGACGGAGCAAGGATAAATGAAAGGCCAATATTACCGAATGTGCCAGCCGGAGTAGATGAAGAAATAGCAGTTCGAACACCGGAAGCAACATTAGCAGACAAACGCTTATATGCTGCAATAGCGGTAACCCAGTCGGCAGGCTGATTCACATCACCGAGTGCAACCATGTCACTCGGCACAGTCCAGTTATTTGCAACGACAGGAACCTGTGTCTCCCAGGCACATACGAGCACACCTTCAGCAGTAGCAGATACAGAAGGTGCATCATGCACGGTGCCGGGCAATGTGGCCGAGGCGAATACAGGATTAGTCAAGAAAGGTGTAGTGGTATTGATTCCGATACCACGTAGGAGAATAACCATATTCTCTGAACCAGCACCCACGGTAAAATCATAGGTAGCAGGTTCAGTAGCCGTAACAGCTTTCCACCAGATTTTTACAAATCCAGAACTTCCAGTATATGAACCATTCGTAGCCAAAGCCCAACCGGCCGGTGCAGTCATGGCTCCTAGCGAACCATCAGTGTCATTGTAATGAATTGCAATAAGCACATCATCAGTTGACGTACCGGATGGCTTAACAATAGTGGTACCATTTTTCACGGTAGAAAACGATGCTATCTGAGCATTGCTACTTACAGTACCAACAACGCTTACCGTGGGCACTGCCCTAATCTGGGAAAACACCTGCCCGTACTTGAATGACCCACCACCACCAGGAACCCCAGAATTGTACGTCAGTTGCAATGCTCCGCTTTGCCTACGTTCGGCCAGTGAAGAGAATGCGATAAATGGGTTAGCAGAAGGAACATGACAAGCAATGCCGAACGCACCACCATTAGAGAACTGCTGAACGAAACTTAATGGAAGATCGAACCAACCTTCTGAATCATATGGGATAGGAGAAAGTGTTACAGGAGAACCGATCAGAGTAGGTCCGGCTTCCGGTTGACTCCCTTGTGTCACTAAATACAAGGTTGGCGCCACGGACGTGTACACGCCACCAGCAGCACGGCGTAGATATATCTTTGCAGATGAAATCGTAGCGCCGTCCAACGCCGTATTAATGCCTTGACCATAAAACCAAGTACCAGTGTGGAGACCGTCACCAGGGTTACCCATATGCGGTTGCTTGGTGTCAGTCCTCCACTGTCCGACAGCACTTGGAACATCAATACGACAGTCATCCCAATATCCATAGGAATCAGGAACCGATCCATCATGTCCACATGTCAAGTACACAAACATACTGGAAAGAGAAAATGAAACAGTAGTCTCAGCGAGCAAAGTCCAATTGAGGTTATTAGGAGATGTCCACCATCTCATCATTCCACCAGACTCGCTAATGCGAATCCATTGATGGTCTGTTGAAGAATATGGCGAAATCCCATAAGTGTGATAGGTACCACTGACACGGTCACGTGCGTTAATATTGCTATCAGAACCAGAGATCATAAATTCATAACGGTTGCCCGTAACACTATTTTCTATGAACAAAATCTGCTCGTAGTTTTTCCCGACGCCCATAGGAATAGTTTGCGGAACCCTGATGGTAATAGTCGAACCAGTAAAGTCCATTACAATAACATTGCCCAATGGGCTCTGCCTGGCCATCGCGTTATACCAGGAATTAGAAGCCACCATACGAAATTGGCCGTTAACAATGTCCCCACCACTGCTAATGAGCCAGTTATCCAGACCATTGAATTGATCGAACAGCAACGTAGTATTAGTGGAAACCCAGTCACCAGTACTTAAAGCAACAAAGGTCCGTGTAACATCGGCTTGCGATGGAACAGGAGAAATAGGGGTACCCGGAATTGCCTGCGACGGAAGGGGAGCGAGACCCCTGTCACCAGTCGGCATGCTGGGATTAGTTACAGCACCGATCACAATACGCTGTGTTCCCTGAACCATAATCATACAAGAATCATTAACAGCAGGAATGTAACTTTGCAAATGTGGAAGGATAACCACTGTACCGTGAATATTTACGCTGATCATTGACGAAACAGCAGGCGTATTAACAACTGTCCCAATAACGTAATAAGCAGTAGTGCCAACAGACTGAGGGAGAACACTTTCGAGATCAATCGCCACGGTCAGTCTCCTATGACAACGATAGAGGAATCCAATGCCCTGATTGTGACGCTCATAGACCCGGGAGTCAATGGCAAGGTCAGTTTAGAAATGCGTCCCGGTATGGTCCGGTCCGGCAGTATTACCTCAACCGGATCATCTAGTTCTACTACATGATTCGGTACTACGCTAAAAGTAAACTCCCTGTCCCTACCTCGAATCATATTATTGAGTCGCGTTGCTGCTGCCATCTGCGCCGCTGGGTAAGTCGTAATAAGTGGCGAAGAATAAAACATCGGTACCTCACCGAATGGCCCACCCCACCGTGATGGTGAATTAGGATCCAAATCATAAGCTATTGCAATACATGGTGCAAGATCCTGATTAGCCTCACCAGTAACCATCACGGAATTATAAACACCATCTCTTGACATCTGAACACTGTAATCAATAATCGTTCCACCTTCACCAGCCGTGAAGGTCCAGATGGGAGTGTCACCGTAAGCCGTTGCTCTTTTTACATTTAAATAACCATTTGAATCCATCTTCACAATTGCACCAAGCGCCCGTGCCAATGAAACAATGTTCACAACTCTATCTTGTTCATATACAATATTACTAGGAACCTGCGCATCTGCTAACTCTGAATCAATCACGCCCATGGGAACTAGATTACCCAGAAGTCTACGAATCTCACTGAACACCGTAGACCCTAATGGTGGTTGCTGCACAGCCAAAAGCCGAGCATCCGCTAAGGTGGCCATCCTGTCCAAAGCCGTAACATTGATAACAGAACCACCGGAACGCCATGCTCCACTAGAATTTCGATACCACTTCTGATTTACTTCCGTATGCTGAATTCTAAACCAACCAAGTGATAACGGTTCAGCGAGAGCCGAACCGCCAGCGACCCCGACATTGATATTTATTTCCTGCCCATAACAACCCAAAGGATCAGTTGGGAACACTGGTGTCAAGTCTCGACCAGAATCACCGACAACGATCTCAAGTCGTGAGGAAATATCCTGGGAAATATCAAATGAAATAGAACCGCCGGTAATAGGGATTTCTGATGCTACCAATTGGTTCGCATACCAAACATCTGCCCATACAGAAAGTCGATACGAACCGCCGAGCGTTGCCAAAGTGGCATTCCCTGCCGTTCGCATCTTAGATTCCACCCCTTTGAGAAAGTTGCAAATACGTCAGGTTGGGGTCCGACAAATTTCGGTAAGTATACCCTCTCTGCGCCAGTTCCGCGTACGTATGCAACGCTCCCGTTATGGTCGCTGGAGGCTGCGCAACATACGTAACGTCCAACTCAATAATTCTAGTCGGATCAGAAATCAACCTACTCCAGCGCGATTCAGATACGTTACCAATACCAAGAAATGCCGTCCCTAAGTCCCATGTCGTATATGGCGCACGTAGCAATAAAATTGCTGTCGACTGTAGAACCGAGCGCAATAGTTCCAATTCACCAAGGTCCAACGTTAAAAGCGAAAGTCGACCGGAACCGGCAAGACGCTGCCCAGCAACCATGACCGGATAGGGTGAACCGATCACCGAAAGCATTGCATTGTCAATAGACTTACTGATAGACGGAAACTCCCGCACTCTCACAGCGACTGCATTTGTCGGGACTACCGGATCGGTAAGCCACGTGTACACGCTCGACAATTCAATGGCATAACTTTGTGATCCGGTAGAAGGAACCTTAGTAATAGTTCGTGTAGTTGCTGTATACGTGAGAACCGTATTAAGTGGAGCCTCATAATCATCGATAACGAATGACCCCGTTAATACCGCTTCCGTGGCACCACGCAATGATACAGTCTCACCACTCGAATCTGTCCGATAAATGGTAATGCTATCAGCATCCGGTGCAACGGACAGGACAGTAACCCTCACCCCGGGAGACGGAGTATTCAATTCCGTCAACTGCAAGGTCGGTGCAGGTGAACCACCAAATCCAGCAACGATAGCAGTCATCGAAATTTGCGGGAAAGAATGGACACCATGCGTTCCGGCTTTCAAACCGACAACCGTAGCGTTGCGAGTTGTCGTATGTGCCACTTGCCCCTGCTTTGACGGTACAGCAGCAACACCGACTACCGTGGCGTTACGCGTCGTCGTATGAACAACCGTACCGGATACAGAACCCGCACCGTCAGAAATTGTGACATCATCTATATTAATAACCAAACCAGAGGCATTCCCACCCTTACCATTTATAACACCCCAGTTTGATGTAGTGATTCTAGCAGCATTGGTATCTGCATACGTGGTCCAAGAACCAGGCTCACTGTCTGTTGCTAACCAAACTTTGGCTGAAAGTGTAACTGTTGCACCGGTTCCAGAGACCTTGAATCTTCCCTTGTATTTTGATCCATCGGTAAAAGTCATACTTGTCATACTATTTAAATCTGTACTTGACCAATCAACAACCCTCTTAAGAGTCCAACCGCTACCACTTCTAGCAATCCATAACTCATAACCTGTTTGCGAATTAAAAGGTCCAACAGCACGAAGCCAGACCTCAACTGTTCCATCTTGAGAACCAAAGAATGTGAACGAGAAATCTATCTGCATATCTGCATGTTGACCAGCACCAGTAGCACGATGCGAAGATTCACCCAAGTAAACTGTCGCTGTGCCCAAGTGAATCTGTCCAGCATTGCCATTTATATCAATGTAAGCGCTCGCGTTTACTGATTCATAATCATCAGTCCAGTTACTGGAATTCCAAGAAGTGAAAGGAGTACCCGTAAAGACATCTGTCATATAGATTGCCATTTAGTAACTCCGCCGTCCAGAAATATTACGGGCCACCGTTGTCAATCCTCGCTGAACTTCAACTCTAGCAACGCCTCTAATTAGTTCACCATCTAGATATACATTGACCATAGTGTCACCACCACCATTGCCAACCAGAGTATTAAACTGATCACCCGTTAAAATGTGTTCGTTAGCACCAGTTCCGTTGTACGCCAACGTATACCCAGGATTCAGCATCCCGCCACGGTCGTACCCACCAGGCTGCCCCCACCCGGCAGGACCAGAACCGTAACGCGCAACCGTGTAACGGATAGCAGCATAAATATTCGCAAAAGGATCGTAAATGCCACGCGATGCATATTGACCAGCATACGCCGAGAACGTCGGACCAATGACTTGCATCAAACCCTTTGATGGCACACCATTCTTAGCGTTAATATCCCATAGGTTGATGGCGTTTGGATTACCGCCGCTCTCTCGTTGCATTCTTGCAAGCAACGATGGCAACCAACTAACGGGAGCACCGGCCGCTATAAGTGCCTCTCGGGCAGTGTTAGCCCACTGCGCTACACTCTGACTTACCGCTCCACCCGCACCAGCCCAACCAATACCTTGAATCCATCCCAAAGCCTCCGCAATGGCTTCCTTAGTTTTCCCTCCAACAGATTTCACGAAATCCCATGCCTTACCGGCACCAGATTCCAAACCGCTCAAGAAACCTTGCATGATAGCCTTACCGGCTGGAACAAGTAGCGTACGGTCAAGACGGATCGGACCCTTGTGATCTTTGATCCAAGTTGCGATTCCACCAACCCAGTTTGTGACAGTCCCCCAAATAGCTTTCAATCCATCTAGGAATCCATTAAGAACATCTCTACCGGCTTGCAGCAGCCACGTTCTAGCGCTACCGAATAAATTCTTGATGCTCTGAATAAACCCACTGATAGAATTGGTTACAGTATTATATCCACTCTTGATGGAATCAGCAAAGCCCGTGATAAATTCCCTACCGACACTGATGACACCTTTAACTGCTGTAACTGTAGTTCCGAACGCCGAGAATACTTTTCCCAAGATGCTGATAACTGTACCGATAACAGTAATGAGAACACCAAACACCTGAGCCAGTACGTTTATACCTTCACCGATAAGTTTCCCCAAGATCGGCAGAACGTACGCCTTGATGAAATCCCAAATCTTAATAAACCATGTATTCAAAGTTGACAACTGACCTTGGTTATCCTTGAATGCTTTAGAGATTGTCTCCCATGCCCTTTGCAGGTAGGGCATGACACCCTTGATACCTTTATCAATTATTGGCCACAATTCTTCACCAATGAATCTACCGAGTGCCATAATAAAATTGTAAGCATTCTTGATGGTTGGAATGAGTTTCGGACCCCACTCAGTTCCAAAACTCTGTACGGCAGGAATTGCTTTTAATGTCAACCAATCAGCGGTTTTTTGTATTACCGGTAAAAGTAACGTTCCCAAACCGCGAAAAGCATCACCAACAGTATCCTTGAGACGGAACAAAGCCCCGCCCAAACCCTCACCGGCAGCTTTTGCGGCGCCACCAAATTCCGTATTAAGTTCCTTGAGAATTAATTTCTGAGCGCCCATGGTATCGCCTGATTTCACCATGGCCTTAATCTGCTCTTTTTGCTGATCAGTGAAACTTACACCTACTCGTGAAAGTGCAGTAATACCCTTAATCGGATCATTGAGCGCTTTACCGACTTGGATAGTGGCACCTTGCAAATCGCTACCAAGTGCAGTTGACATATTCAAAGCAGCCAAAGTACCCTGATTGAAAACGTCATTATTCTTACCTGCTGCATTTTTAACATTCGTAAATGTTAGGAGTACATTTTCACTATTCTGAATCAGTTCACTATCAACAGCAGATAAGTTCTCCAGCGTATTCGCTAGCCCCTGAACATCCTTAACCGATACCCCGGCCTTTTTCCCAGTGGACTCGATTACAGCCGCAGTAGTTCTCGCCAATTTCTGATATTCATCAGCAGCCTTGACACCATCAATAAGTGCCTCACCAAATTTAATAACCCCTTCAACTGCTCGCTCACCAAGGCTCAACAGGATTCCCGTACCGACTTCCTTAAAAACCGTGCCAATTCCCTTAGCGACCTGAGACGCCTTATCCTTGGCTATAAAGTTCCAAGTGAGGCTATTTTCGGCCATTACACCCTGAGCCTCTTCTCAAAAATATCAATAGTCGATTCTAGTTCTCTGATTACATCTGGCGCTTGCTTTCTCATCTCATCATCAAACCAATTGGCACGTGACGTTTGGGTAACCCACACATCCTTCCCGTAAACCGGGTGACGCCACGTCCCTTGATTCATGAGACGTGGCAAATTTCGTTCATTACCAAGTGATGATTTAGAAATTCTAATTCCAAGTCGCGCATCACCTGACGTTGAAACTTGAGCATGCATTGCTCGTGCAATTCTGCGCCGTAGACCTGTGGCACCGCGAGACTTCCCCTGAGATGGCAACGCCAATGCCGCACGCTTACCTCCCGCCAAGGCACCATCTGTACTCTTTCTGAGTGCCTTACGAAATTCCCTAGGAATAGTTTTCCCGTCTCCTAATTCCTTTAACTCTCTAGCAAGTTTAGGAATCTGTTTAATAGCGGGACCTTCAATAATTAGATCAATGCTAGGTCTAGTCGCCATAACTATCCCCTCGGCCTTAACCCTAATGCCTCCAGCAACTCCGAATCAGAATCATTACGTGATTCCCTAAACTCTGAATCTAAAAACTTGTCAAGTCGTTCCCTTTGCTCATCAAAATCTGGAAGTTCAATGTCCATCCCCCGACTTCTATATAACGCGGCTACCTGCCTATCAACATATACTCTTTGTCGCAAGTCATCTATCAGCAGTACATAGGCAACATCACACACATCACTGATGCTTAACGATTCTCTCTCGCCAACTCGATTGCCATTTGCAAATCTGGCCGTCCTTCCAAACGACTCATAACCCGCGAGGACAAGTCGCCCGTTGAATTCGTCCCATCGCTCTCCGACCCATCTGATGAGACGGATCGCTCGGTAGGGTTTCTACTCGTCATGTCCTCAAAGACACCCTGAATAATTTCAATGAAAATTTCAGGTCTCGTTTCAAACCGTCCAGCGTTTGCCCTGAACACTCTGTACTGTTGAGCACCAAGCAAGGTTTCAAACAGTTCAGCCATAAAAGCAAGTGACTTAGGGTCGTCTGCTGGAGCGCCATGCATTCTTGCAATTTCTGAAATTTCCAATGGACCAAGTTCTCGACAAATATAAACAACTTCGTCAAGTTCAAAGTCCACAGGGTCCGGCATAGCTTCCGGTTTCGGAGACCTGTAAACCCTCCGATTGCGCTTAGTCATTCTTAGCCACGCCCAACGCCTGCACCATAGTACTCCCACGGAATTCCCGATGCAGGAACCTCGAAATTAAACGTGCAAGGAATCACAGCGAAATCTGGAGACTTCTTGTATGCACTTGAAATCCTGCCCGAACTAAGAGTCTGAAAGAAAATAGCTCTCACAGTATTATCTAGCGACTCCCAACCAATCATGCATCGGATCTCTTGACCGGGCACCGGTGGCCGCACTCGACTGAGAAGCGTTGTACCAGAACCACTAACGACAGTAGGTGCAGCACCGTTGAGAGCCTTCGCCAGGTTACCCATCGTGTAACTGGCCAGGTTGAACGCAAACGATCCAGAGCGATCCGTTGTCGAATACCTGATCGGATCTAGAAATTCCGCGATCGAAATAGGAGCCACAGTGGATTCATATTCAAACGTGCTTCCATCTTGAGTCCCACCCAAAGAGACCCATGGGCCCGCCCACGAATCTGTAAACACAGAACCAACAACTGTGTTAGTCGGGACAGAAGTAGCGAGTGGAGCATAGAAAAGGTATCCCGCATCGACAAGGATATTCGGAGTTGCAGTAGTCCCAGGCATTTACCTATTCTCCTTAGCCAAGTGAAATAATAGCGAACGTTACGGAAGTCGTTGGCGTTGTCGAGATTCCGACTAAACCATCGGCAGGATCAACATATGGCCAGGTATTCGGAACACGAATAAACTGCATCCCTGTCGTTGCGGCAATAGAAGCCTGTGCCCTATCTGCGACAGTCAAATCACCATCGGCAGTATCAACGGTCACCAATGTAACCACCGTAGAGCTACCTCCTGCATTCTTAACATGCAACATACAACCGGGAGGCACTCTGTCAGTAGCGGCAATTGCATTATAGGTTGCGTTGAGACCAGTTTTCGGAATTGCCTGTGCTGACGTATATGTAGCCATTACTCAATCACTCCCGCTGCCCGATTCGCAGCTTCAGCCGCCGCAACATCTTCGGGGCTTGCGACATCGGAAGCACCGGGAGGAGGCGTTGAAATCCTTACTGGTGCAACAATATCCATGTCAGGCGTAATATCTTCACGTCGAATAACCTGTGACATGTTCACAACACCACGTGTCACATGACTAACCGGCACCGCATCACCGATGTTAAACGCCCTGGCTTCACCAATAAGGATTACCTCCCGAGCAACAAATGTATACCACTCATCTTCTTGCATTGCCTTAAACTCCTCCAACTTCACTTTTCCCGCCACTTTATACCTACTCTCTTAAACAGTTGGCTGGTAAACACATTCGATAGAAAACGCAATACCAACATAAGGTCCTCTAGACGTTTGAACTTGGTATAGAGACCAATCCCCCATATTCACAGACTGCAACGCCTTGACTGTAAGAAAAATACCGGCAGGACTTGGCCGAACGAGTTCCCTTACTGCATCCTTGAATCCAAATGCCTTGGCACGCAACGCATCTAGATCGCTACCACTCCAAGCCTCAGCAACGCACAGAATTGATACATTCTCTGACGTCACATATACACTATTACTAAGACTTACTGATCCTATCATCGACAGCCCATTTGCAGGATCAAAATCCACACCGATGAACAGACGATCGAAATCTGACTCGCTGGATACACGAGGACCATTGATAATAGATACATCGGCCAACGCCACGGAGGACTCAGCCGCTGTTACCAAAGCGGCCAATGTGTCTAGAATATAATTACTCATCCGACAAGCGGCCCCCTCTTACTCGGCCGTAGTAACTCTAAAACTCTTCGCGGAACTGAATATTCTCTACCACTCACACGGAACGATTCGCTATCAGTATCAACACCTGGTCCAGCACCAAGGAAAGTCATCCCGCCACGCTGTGTTTCCCAAAGATGAGAAAGTACATTCAAAGACGCATGTCGAATACTTGACGCCACGGCTTGCCTACCCGCGACAAAGGTAACAGTAAAAGGTCCGTCGGTAAATGATCCGCCGTCCAACAGGCTGACTTGGCCGGTGTCCCCGTTGACCTTTACGGCATTTGCCGAGTAGGACATACCCGATGTGAGATAAGGAACAATAGATGTAACAGAAATAACTGGACGTTTTCTAAGCCACAGACTAGAGCCGGACTGATGAACTTCCGAAACGGTTCGCCTGACAACTGGCCCGATAAGACCTTCCACGATGTCAGTAACAACTAAGATAAAATCTGACAATTCATTGTCGTTAAACGTTCCACTTTCATTAAGAAATTCTTTAGCCGTTGATAGTGAAACAATCCCTGATGTCGACAAGGAATCAACATTGAAACTAAAACCCTTGACAGTAATTGGGTTGGTGGTCGACACGTATCCGGTATGCCTACCCTCAACAGTGCAGAGAAAATCATAATGATACTTACCGACGGAATCAGGAGAACCGAAATTCGTTGTGCCAGCGCTGGTTCCATCGGGAAGAAAAATAGATAACGTAATCGTTGACGGAGTCACGGGAGCGCCGAGATCACTGTAGACATCATAAGTGATCCTATGCAGTCCTCCAACAGCAACCATTTTTAATTGACACCCTCTCCAACGACACCAAACGAAACATTTCTATCTGAATCATCGATAACTGAGGATGGCCCACCTGAATCATCAATAATAGAGAATGGTCCACCAGTTACACCAACGCCGATCCTACTATAACCATAGGTACCAACTACGAAAGCAGTAGCAAGAACATTAGACGAGATAGAACTACCCACCGTAGCGGACGTAGCACGCACAGCAGCGACTGTGTACACGCCCTGGACAGTAATGATCACGGTACCCGTGGCATCTACCCGCCCGGTCACCACTGAGCCAGCAGCGATAGCCACAGAGGCTGCGCCGACCGATCCCCGTAGACCAACCACGGTGGCACCAGTAGTGATCGTTTGGGTGACCTGGCCGATCACCCCTGCCACCGTGGAACCAACAACGCTGAAACCCGCTGCAACAGAAGCAGTTACAACACCACTCCTGTTCACAACACCGATGACTGTGCTTGCGGCAGTTAAGGTTTGAGTCACTGCACCGAACACAGCAACAACACCAACAACCGTGCTTGCTGCCGTTTCTACAGCGGTTACGGAACCCGTCACACCAGCGACAACAGAACCGACAACAGTGGAAACCGCTGTCTCAGTGGCGGTTACGGCACCCGTCTTAGCAACGACACCGACCACACTCGAGCCAGCCGTGTACACGCTCGTTACAGCACCGAACGTCTGCACCGTTCCCACGACAGCGCTTACCGCAGTCAGCGTTTGAGTGACCTGACCTTGAGGCTGAGCGCCACCAACAGAACCGATGACACTGAAACCCGCTGTGATGGCTTGAGTTACGGCACCGACAGCACCACTCACACCGACGACACTGAAACCCGCTGTGATGGCTTGAGTTACAGCACCCGATGTAGCAACGACACCGACGACACTGAAACCCGCTATGATGGCTTGAGTTACAGCACCCGATGTAGCAACGACACCGACGACACTGGAACCCGCTGTGATTGTTTGAGTTACGGCACCGGTCTTGGCACTCGTTGCTACGGGCTTGACCTCGATAGCGGCAATGGTCCACGTCATACCGGATGGTGCATCCATCCCGGCAGTCTTGGAACCGGCAGTACCTACGTTATCCCAATACGCCGAATATGCAGTATAAAGGCTAACCTGTTGCGACGCAACCTTTTCCAACCCATTGCCAGCAGTCGGAGTGACCGAGTTAATTGTTTTCCACGTTCGCGACGTGATGGCTTGTGCAGACCAGTCACCGACACCAGCGACAATAGCAGATTTATCCATACCAGTAGTAAGAGCTTGACTCGGGAGACCCGTAGTTTGCCCACCCGTGATACCAGATACACCAGGACCGCTAGAATAACGGAATACATATGCGACGATTCCCCATTGCGTACTGCCCGCTGTCGCTGCTACCGATAACGTCCAGTTGGTTCCACCCGCACTGTCGGTAGCAGACCACAAATACACACACGCCGAGTTAGCATCAGTATACGATTTTTCAAGGGCGAATGTTACCGAGTTACCAGTTGGAACGCTCCACGTTCTACCAGAGTCACTTATCGCCATGACGATAATGACATCATTGGCTTGCGTTGTCAAAGTTACAGTTTTAGGTGATGTCGTTGTGTTCCAAACCGACTGTGCAGATTGCACCAAAACAGGAACATCACTAGTAACTGAACCTATAACTTCTGCATTCGCCGTAATCGCTTGAGTTACAGTACCTGAATTTACATCACCGACCCATTTGATTGCTACCGAAATTGCGGCAAAAGCTTGAGCCGTCCCATTTAGTGTGAACGTTTTAGTACCAGTTGCACCGGAGGTAACTAACTGTTCACTAGCAATACTACCGAGAGCTTGAAAAGAAGGTTCCCTCACATCAGTTTGTTCGATCATCCCCGCTGGCGAGGTATAATTTGCTGCTGCACCAGCGGTACTTGCTGAACCAACAGCAGAAACCAACAAGCTATTTATTGTAGTCGAACTAACCGAAGGTGCCACATGTAAAATTGACGACGTACCACTATTTGTCGCTGTCGAACCATCGAGAAAGTCAAAAGAGTTAACTGTTTTACCATCAATCACAATTACATGAAAAGTAATTTCTTCGTCAGACACGGGAGCGCCGGTAACAGTTTGTACTCCGTTAACCGTGGTAAATGCAGTCCAAAACTTAATATGTGGTGAATTTGTCCCAGAATCAGCCGTGGCTTGCAAAGTAAGATTCGACAACGTCTGCGAAGATGTTGGATTAGGAATACTTGCTGCATTATACCAGTCATTATGATTGAAAATCAGAAGCAAATCGCCCGCAGAAGTATTAGTTCCAAGAGTAAGCGTAACCGAATTATTTGTTGCCGCGCCGGACTGTGCTTCTTTTATTTTCAATAATGCCGTAGAACCGCTAGCCAAAGGATCAATAAACGGCGGATAGCCTAGCCCTAAAACATTACTAGTTCTAGGCAATAAAGTAATCGTCACGCCGTTGTCACCACCTACCTATTTATCACGGAGTGGTGGTCAAATCCTCAAGAGCAAAAGTGTGCAACTGAATACCATTGGCAGCATTGGAAATAGAAAATTGCGCCGTAAGATCTATCTGATTGGCAACAGACGAATCGAAACCCGTTCCGACAACAGGAGTTGCAGCCTGCCACATAGCCGATCCTGCACCACCAGCACTCGGTAGACCAGACCCGACAACAGATTCCGACTGCCACGTTCCTTGAGACATAATCGTTGCAGTAGTACTGGAACCAATAGACCTGACCAACATTGATAAATCAAGCCACCAACCAACGTTTGTCTTTGCAACAGCGTTAAGCTGAATCGCTTGACTTGTCGCAACTGCAATGTTGGCCGTCGGCCCCAACTTAAAACGAAACGTCAGCGTTCCTGGAGTTGTCACTAGATTTGAGACACGACCTGACGCCCTAACACAGAACCGTTTACCAATGCGGTTAATATATCCCGATGGAATAACAATCTTTGCAACTGCCGGGAGTAGGGTTGTTTCAGCCGTTGATGTACTAAAAGCAGTCCCATCAATCTGAGCCTCTACAAGAGTGCTCTGATATCCTGGCATTTAATCCCTCTCTCCTGATTACGCGGCGATCGGTGTATACGAAAGTGTTAGCGTCGTCAGTGTAAGGGTATTCGTGTTGACAACTGCCTGTGGTGTCGTCAATGAAGCCGACTGGACAAAGTTTCCACCAGTGGACGCATCCCACATACTGATATGTGAAATAGTCTCGGTTGTTGTCATCGTCCACGCGGCGAGCGATGAAATCGCCATGCTGCCACCGGATGCAGCAGACCATGTCGCCTGATTCCGCGTGAGTACTGCGCTTGCAGCCGTTGCACCAGCCGCACCCGGATCAGCAGTATGCAACTTCACCCACACAGTAATGCCAGTATAGGTAGTTGTCCTATAAACGTTAAGAATCGAGTTAGCGCTAGCAGTAGCAAGCCCTACAGCCATTTAATTTCTCCTTTAGGATTGCAAACATTACATTCTGGAACGCATGGATAATTATGCGTTACTACTGCTGTCGCCTCAACACCCATAACACTTTCAAATCCAGCATCTTCACTCATTAGATGGATACCTCATCACTTACAATTTCCGCCGCTTCTGCTTCCATCTCCACTTGTTCCTTTAGCGCAGCCTTACCGGCTGTATATGCAAAGAAATCCAGTTCACTAACCCATGCCGACTTGTGATGACTCGTCGGAATACCGGTATGAACATGCAGCGAAACATTCATTGCACCGAGACGAACACAGCAGGACAAATCCTCACCAATAAGATTCCCACCCGTTGACGGATTAGGAATCCTCGAATACCAGTTTTGTCCATACTGTTCACGCATGCTTTCAAGCACACTACGATGAATCAAAATCGCAGCGGAACCTGTTGCACCACAACGCACTAGAGTATTTGGCGGATACGATGCCCTACCAACGAAACCGGTCTCATTGTCAATTGTTTTCCAATCAAAGATGGTTGGCCGTGGCTCACAACGATATCCACCCATCCCATCAATGCCGGTTTCTTTCCACGAAAAACATAACGCACCGATAACGGGTCGAGTTTCAGCGTCAGCAGCCTCCACCAGACAATCAATCATGTCCGGCTGAAAACCCATATCCGTATCAATCCAACACAACCACTGAGAATCTCTGTTCTCTAGAAATTGCTGAATTGCAGAATTACGCGAATCTGGCAAACCGTCCGTGCCACAACGAACCGCAATCCACCCACCACGGATCACTCGCCCATCATGCTGCAAATCCCAGGCCACCAACTCGGTCAGCGACATGTGCCATGAGTGCGTGACCAAATCCCCATACTCATGATTTCCATGGATATACGCCACGGTCACTGCATCCGGCTCCCGCGCTGGAGCACTCACAGAAACCCTCACAGGGATTTCCGGAACAGTTTCCACTTGCGGCTCAGTGTTCATACTTTAGACCTTACCGTGAACCGTTGTCACGGAACGCTTTTCACCAGGGTTACTAGTCGCTGCTTCCACATCGGATGCGACTGCAACCGTAGGCGTAGCAACGGCTTTCGCCCACGGAAGTTCATCGCCTGCATCAGCGGCACGTGAGGTACGGACATCAAGCGGCTCCTCTTGAAACCAATCAGGATGAGACTGCACAACAGAATCATTGACATCCCACGGCTCACCCCGATTAATGTGAATCGTTGGCGTCACCCACGTGCTGAATGTTGCAAACACTACACTCTTAGACATGTGCTTCCTTTTCCTCTTTTGGGATTAATACCCATATTGCATCCGGGGTGAGTTCCCATCTCCATGAAACTCACCCCGGACACACTTATTACGCGGTGTTCGTCTGCACCCGGAAAGCAGTATCGTTCACACTGTTTCCCCCGATGCGGGCATATGCAAACCAACCGCGCTGACCCGTGGGGCGGTTATTGGTCACATCGAAAAGCGTCGGGACCAATTCAACGTTCATGCCCTGGCGACGTGCGATAACGTAGTTACTAAAATCTCCTACGATAAAACGCGTCTCGGCGGCAGTCGTACCCGTGAAATCTCCAAAGTACGGGTTCTCCATCACGGGCCGGTTGAACAGAACCTCGGCAGCACCAGCCGGAAGGGCAACGGTTGCAGCGTGATACACATTCGCAGCACCGAACGTCCGGATAGCATTGTTAACACCGACACTCATCATGAAAGATGCCCGCCGACGATACTTCTGCGGCAACGCCTTCCACGTGTTATACACATCCTGGAACCCGAAAGCACCATTCGTGGTTGCAACAACACGAGATGTAGTAGTTGCGTTGATTGCCGTCAAAACGCCTCGCGGTTCCGATGTTCCGTTACCCGTAGAGAACTTATTGATCAGCAGTTCATCGTAACCCGTGGCAAGAAGTCGCGCCATTTCTCCTTGGAAGTCTGGCCAGTCCTGACCAATCTCCAAAGAGTAAGGAATAAAGCCACGTGCCGTAAACACAGTAACACTCGGCTGCGCAATCGTAATCATGTCATCAGATACTGCAGTGCCTTCTGAATCGAATGACCACGAAACACCAGCAGCGCTAATGCCCTTCCAAGCATTAGTGTTAACGTCAACCTGTCGCGCGAGAGATAGGAACGGGTTGTCTGTTTCCTGATCCGTGAGAATCACCGATGGGTCGATGAACACAGGGATGGCAAAACCACCTGAAGTAGTAGTGCCTTCAGCAGCGGCACGATACTCCTCATACCGGAGCATCGCGATACGCTCATCATCAGTGAGAATTGCGTTGGAGCGAGTCATCATCTTGTAGAATGCGCTACGGTAGCCGTCATTCTCAGTAACAATGATACGCCGCGCAAGTTCCGTCATTCGCGCATTGCGAATGTTCTTGTCCAGATAATCCAGCGCAGTTGTGGAAAGTGGATAGTTCGACTCCCTATCCTCAAGAATTCGCAACGCACCATCACGCGCCGTTCGCCAATCCATCGGACGAACGTCCATTCCGAACGTATCTTCGGAAGGCTTACGCGCATCGGGAAGTCCAGAAATCTTACGGAACGTGTTAGTGCGAATCTCTGCAACCCGCGCGGCACGCTCCTCCAACTTCTTATATTCCGGATAAATTGTGTCACGCTGCGCAGTAAAATCCTCCCACTGCGCTTCCTGCTCCTCATCTAGATGGTCACGAGACGCAAGGTCGAGAATCTGTGCATCGAGATCCGCAAGTTGAGTACGTAGTTCCACCAACTTAGAATTCTTAACGTCCAGAACGTCGCCCATTTTATTACACCTTTCCAACACTGTTAAGTGTTATGTAATTTTGGCGCGCATAACGGCGCCTACTATCCGGGGAAACGTTGGGTGCCTCAACGACGGGCGGCGCAACGATGTCGGGTGCCTCAATGGGCGGCGCAACGGGACCAGTATCGCCGGAACCTTGCTCAAAATCAACACCCCTGAGCAGGGACGATACGAGCACGCGAGCATCCTCCACTGTGACGGTGCTGTCACACAAAGAGTCCTCAATCGAGTCGATGTCAACATCCGTTGCAGAAAGTTGAACAAGTAAATTACTGAACGCCACGGAGTCTGCATCCGTGAGAGAGCGCGTAGCCAAGACAGATTTGATGCGATTAATAGAAACAGTGTTGTCATCGGGAAGTCCGAACAGCAGCGCACGTGCAACTTGTGAAGCATCGAAAGGAATCTCGACAGAAGGAACCTCAAGCGCAGTGGAACCCAAAGCGGAACGAGCGCAAAGAGTTAGAGTTTCGCGTAACTGATCAACATTGTCAGGATTATTACGAATCTCATAGGCAACTCTACTGGCACGAACACTTACAGATGTGTTTTCATATGCCGGGAAAACAACAGGACCCATTTCTGGAGACTTGACCTCAATAAGTTCCCGATGTAGTGGGCTACGAGATGCAACAGGATTCCACAAGAGATCCTGAACTTCCTGACGGGAAAGTTTCTTACCCTTTCGATCGGTCCATTCATCGCGAACAACTTCCATCCTGAAAGACATACCTTTGATCGCTTGTCCAGCAATAGCCTCGCGAACGGGTAGCATCATCCAGTTATCGAACAAACGGGCTTCAATTTCGACACCATTATCAGACTCGCGAGGATAACCACTGTTGAAAGTTGCGATAGGAATGGAACCGACGACAGGATGCCTGCCGTGGTCAAACTGGATAACTGGAACACGCTCACGGAAAGTTTTGGCAAAGGCACCCTTTCGGATGCTCTCCTCAAAGACTCCCTCCCAGGATTGAATAGTTGCACGCTGACCGAACACAGCAGCAACACCACTGAGCGTAAGTCCGTCGTCGCCACCTGAGTCATCTCTCAACTCAAAATCTATGTCACGTTCGCAATGGACTTGGATAGTAGCCATTGGCGCTACTGTAGAAATTGCAGACATTAGTTTGTAATCCTTTCAGATAGCGCTAGAATAAACTCCTGATCCAAATTTCGTGGTGAAGTAACATTTTGCTGCTGAACTGAAGGCAAGCCGTTATGCTGACCAATGAGACCAGAAACATCACCGGCGTAAACTGCCTCGATAACAGCGTCAGGCTCAAAGCCAGCAGTGACAAGAATATTAATGACTGTGGCGTTCTGAGTTAGAACAGCAGCGAGATCGGTAATATCTTCACGTAGGAACGGAATGTCTCTTGCATCATACCAAAGCCGAGTATCACGGCCAGGCTTGGAAACAAGGGAAGCGAAGGAACCAACCCAGGTACCCCACAGTGGACACATGGTGCCATCAACGAAATTGCGCTTAGCAGCAGAGTAGTTACCGGCGTTGAGTGCTGAACCCGCGAGACCCTCTGATAGACCAAGGATTACGGGGTGAGTACCAGCAGCAGCAGCAACGCGCGTTTCGCCAGCACCTTGCGTTGCACGGAGAGACAAGGATTCCCATGACTGGCCAACAGTTTTAACATCCGTTCCACCTTGAATAAACAAAGTTTTACCAGCCTGCTGAGGACCAGTATGTTTTTCATTGAACTTTTCAACAAACAAATCAAACTCAAGTGGGTCGATATTTGGGTCCATTGAAATAACGTGAGTAAGATTTGCGCCGTTTTTAACCGTTGCATTTTTATGCGCCGTGATCTCCCTGTCCACTTCAACATCAGGCAGACAGGCAGAAATCCACGATTGTCCAACCCATTGATTACCGGGAAGAGGAATCGGCTTGTAATGAGCGATGTCCTCGGGAGAGAATATAATACTTTTATTATCGACAACAGCACCATAGCCAATCAAGAATTCACCGAAGCGATTCCCATTGACAGGATCGTATGATGCCTGAGTAAGTGGCTTGACATTACGAGGATCAATACGAACAAGCATAACTTTTCCTGGGATGGACCACTGATCAATAGTCCAATAACTGTTGCCATAATAAGCAACGTCCAGCTCACAAACGGCTAGCAAGTCACGAGTAGTTGCACCGATCCATGGTTCCTCAAGGACCGATAACGCATCGGTACCGAACAGTGCACCAGGCATGGGTCGACCATTACGGATGCGCTGCCACGCGAAACGGGCCTCCGAGAACACAGACACACGCTTAGCCTCGCACGTGTACACGATGGACGAATCAGAACCGGGAGTAGAACTGAGATTGAAGCTGGGATAATTCCTGCCCTGATAGTTTACTCCGTTACCTGGAGCAAACATTTTAGCCCAATCAGTAAAAGAAATTGGGACTGTTTCATTGGCACGAACGGGAGTAAGACTACGGCGCAGCCTCTGAACTAGATTACCCATCGTTGGCTGTATCCCTTTCGATAGGCTCATCAACATCTATCGCCAAAATGGCAAGCAAAATAAAGACCACTCCACAAATGAGAAGCGTCCAACCTAAACCAAACAGAGTATAAACTCCACTAGCAAGTAAACTTACTCCAATAATAAGAGTAAGCACTGCCAGCGCAGAATTTCTCAAAAATTCACTTCTCCCCTGTAATTAACTCCATGCTGCCCTTGGTGCCGCTACTGGCTTTGAAGCCACCGTAACAGCCCAACGCGCTAACGCTATAGTCGTTGCGGGCGTAATGTCAATGGACACATCGGCGGACAGTCTGCGACCGAAAGCCCAACCACCATCACCGATAACTCTTTTACTTGCATTTAAAATTGCTAGGTCTACTTGCTGCTGCCCAATATGCACAAATCCCGCTTGACCTTCCGTCACAGCATCCTGCAAACCACCACACGCGGCACTCATCTCACGGG